TGACATAACCTACCACTTCGCCCTTATCTTTGGCCACATAGAACATATCTCCAAACTGATTGAGATGGGTAGTCCAGAAGGCGGGAACATAGGTTTCGGGCATACTGACTTTGTTGAGAACCATGATGTCAGTCAAGTCCTTCCTAAGTGGGTGCTCGATTGAAACGCTCAAGTGAATAAGACCTCGTATATCTCCTTGGCTTTAACCGTTCCGATTCGTCTGCCGGAGTCAAGCCTTACTTCAGCAATCATCGCCACAATCTCTTCAGGAGTCTTCCAATCAATGGCATCAACAACAAACATATCTTCAACAAGACCACGAAGATTGAAGAACTCCTTATTGAGAGCCTTACCGACTTTCGGCCCGAAGGCTTCCATGAGATATTCCTTCTTCTTAGCCGTGTCCCAATCCCTGCGGAAGCCACCCCTCTCAGGATACTCCTTCTTTTCACGAGGCTTGCCCAACTTCTCATTCTCGTAGACAAGGTAGAGAGCCGTGTCAGCCGTGTCCGTGGTGAGAACCAAGCCCACGCCAAAGGCTCGGAAAGCGGTCAGAGCCTCGTAAAAGGACATCTTGCGTTCAGGGTGCAACTCGAACCACGCCTTGAGAGAATACCACTTCTTCGTCTCAAAGTCGTAGAAGCCCTGTCCTTCCAAGATGATGAAGGGTTCATATCCGTTGTCTCTGTTGTTGCCTAACGTTTTGAGTTGGTCGAAAATCCGTCTGTCAACCACCGAAGCGAGAAAGTCTCGGAGTTCCTTCCTCTCATACATTCGGTTCTTTTCCAAGCCCTGCACTACAGCATCCGTTCCCAACTCCTCTGGCTTAACCACCACAGTATCGGGTGGGAGCCATTCTTTCAAGGTCTCGGCTTCTTGGGTATTGACATAGAGCACGACTAACCCCTTGGCCGCTTCCTTATTAAAGATTTGAGTTCCTTGAGGGTGGTAGTCTCATTCCAATCCACATTTCTTTGGATGGCTTTCTTGTAGCATTTCTCGCCCATAGGGAGACCCATCCCTGTAACACTCAGCGTAGCCAATTCTTTCCCATTGCAGAAGACGCACATCTTGGTATCCATCGTTGGCATACCTTTCATCGAGTCTACGTTTGATTTCTTGCTCACACCACCCCTATGTCACAAATGTTTATAAAGGTTGCGGTAGAGGCATGAGACATGGTATTGAGTCATGTCTGTGCGTGCCCTTGCGGATGCAAAAGGTTCATTCCTGCAAATTACGATAAGTGCGTCAGATGCTTGATGGGTGAACACTTAAATACACAGGTGAGCATGGGGTAGCGTATGTCAGAAACCGAATACAGAGTTCAAAATCAGAAGGAAGCCCAACTGTGCCCAATGGGACATGGCCACGCCAGAGCCAGAGCCGAAGGAAATTTCCACTGCGAAAGTTGCGATTGCTCAATGTGTAGGGTGGGATAAATGCCATACAGAAACCCAGACAAAGAAGACTCTGACTCTCATACCTGTTGGGGCAAGGCTCGTGAGATACAACGAAGGACGGGTATTCTATTGGGCATGGAAGCCCATTCTATTGTTTCAGAGATGTGCAAAATGTGGGGCGTTTCCAATGCAGACGAGTTCTATCAGAGAATGGACTCGATGACCAGTGGCCAACTTGCGGCAGATGTAGAAGCGGCCAAGGCCAGACTGAGGAAGAAGAAAGGCTTAACTATGGCAGACCAAATAGAAGTGAGTGCATATGCGTGAGAATCATGCCTGAGACTCGCAAACTTTCTGATGTCGAGAAACTGATGGTTCAACAGAACATCCACAGTCACATGGACGAACTTTTTCAGTGGACTCAGGTGAAGATGGCTCTCCGTCTGCTAAAGGAAGACGAGGGCATCAATCAAGAAGAACTAAAGTATGTAGAGCAAGGATTGAATGGTGTCTTCAATAACATTCTCAGAGACATCGTGCCAAAGGTGGAGAAACGAAAGAAGTCCCTTATCGAGATGACAGAGGCCGACTTTACGATGGCACATGGAAAGGAATGGGAGAGCGTCAAGAAAGACCCTCTGCTCAGTCTCTTCCGAAGAGAAGAGTTCATCTATCACGTTACTGACCCGGCCTTTGAAGAGAAGGAACAGAACGTCAAAGACCTTATCTACGCCCCACCTAGCCCCAATCGTTTTATGTTAGTCGGAATCATAGGAAAGGACGATAAAGGCGAAAACCGACATTGGGCCATCGTAGACTCCAACCCCGTTACTCAAACCATCCTCTCAACCAACCCAGATGGCACACCCCTTGAAGTAACCAACCACGGAGTCTACAGGATATACTGTTTCAAGTGCAAAGAGTTCTTTGTTTTCGAGATGAATGAAGGAGAGGGCATTGACCACATAGCCTGCGATAAGTGCAATAGCACTATCATCGAAAAGCGTTTCAAGGCTCGTCTGTAGTTTCAAGGATACAAATCCAGTCTAAGTAGTCAACAGTCTCATCAGCGTTCTTCCGAGTGTAGGGCGGTTCAGCAGATGAGAAGGGCAGATAGGTTAACTCTCCTGTATACTCCAATCCCTCTTCAGGGATGTCAATGATAAGACCGTAGTAGAGCACCTTCATCCGCCTAGTCATAACACTTATTAAGCATCGAACCTATATAAAGATTCACATGAGCATCACAAATGTTTGGCCATACATCGTCCTAGTGGTTGCATTGGCCGCAGTAATAGTGATAGTGGTATTGGACTTAGTTCTAGGGGTAGTGCCTTGAGCAGTGTCAATGAACGACTTCTGAAGACCGTAGAAACTGAGTTCAACCAACTCAAGGACGTTCAACCAAAGAACGTAGAGTTAGACCTTAGCGACCCTCTTACCTTTGTTGAGAAGTATGTGACCCTTCCAGAAAAGGCTCCGAAGGAGCAGAAGACTTGGTTCGAGAAGCGGCCTTGGCTTCCAGAACTCTATCATGATGAGAGCAAGCGAATTATCATAGTCAAAGGCCGACAGATGGAAGTCTCCGAGTATGCCGTCAATATGCTCTTCTATTGGGGTCTCAAGTGGCCGGGGAAGTATATCTACGCCTCGTCTTCGGGTGAGAAGGCAGACAATTTCAGCCATGACCGTTTCCAACATCAACTTCTACGAAGCCCTATTCTTCAGAATCTCACAAGCGGGCAGGCAGTCAGAAGGGTGGTCTACGGCAATTCTGAGATTTACTTCATGACAGGTTATGAGGATACCAAAACGCTAAGAAGTGTTGATGCTGACGGCATCATTCTAGACGAGTTCCAAGATTATCGAGCCAACTCTGTTCCTATCGCAGAAGAAGGAATATCTCACAGTTCTCTCAAAAGGCTGTGGGTAATCGGAACTCCTCTATTGACAGGAACCAACTTCTCCAATCTGTGGGATTTCAGCACAAAGAAAGAATGGAGAACGGAGAAGAAGGTATGGGAAGAAACTAATCCTGAGTCTGATAGAATGTGGACTGGATACCACATCAGTCAGGAGTTCGCTGTGAATGTTTGGATTACACCCGAAGAGTTCGAGTATAGACGCAAAAAGAAACCGAAACAGGAATTCATGAATGAGTGCTTGGGGCTGTTCTACGCTGGCCTTGGCAGACCAACCGACTACGGTTACATGAGAACCCTCTTCAGTCCCGCCTTGACAAAGGGACAATTTGGGACAAGCGAAATGCTATTGGCTGGCGTAGATTGGGGTGTCTCGAAGTCCAGCACCGTCTTCTACGTCATTCGCCCCCGTCTCTTGGAGTTGCCAGATACCTACACCATAGATACCATCTATGTCGAAAAAGTAGAGAATCCAGACTTGACCAAGCAGATTGACAGAGTGGCCACCCTCATGCAGACCTTTCCCATAAGGTTGGCCGTCCTAGACTATGGTTCTGGCTTTGTTCAGAATCAGGCACTTTACAAGCAGTTTGGCAACCGTGTGATGCAGATAGAGTTGGGTAGCGGTAAATCAGGCCAACCCATCACTATAGAACCCTCGCCTTTCGGCACTTTTGCGAAGGTGAACAGAACATGGGCCATTGACATGGCGATGGATTACGTTACCAAGCCAGAGAGATTCCGCATCTACAATGAGTTGGACGAGGGAACAAGAGACTGGATTATCAGCGACTTTCTAGCGGAGTATCCTGAGAACAGTCCGACTACAGGTAAGAAAGTGTGGGTTCATAACCCCGATACCACGGATGACGTTCTCATGGCCTTCGTCAATG